AGCCACGGGTGTCCAGCCTTTACGACGAAACCAAAGCCACAGAGCTGAAGCTGGAAATCGCAGAAGCAGATCTGCCGGCCGACGTGCGCAAGTTTTTGATCGCGGCAGCCGACCGGCATACAGCCTTCGACTTTCGCAATATCGCAGAGTTTTATGCCCACTCAGATCCGGCAACGCAAGACCTCATGGAGCGCAGCGCCTTGGTGATCATTGATTACGACAAGGCAATCGAGTATGGCTTCGTAGAACTATCGCAAGCCATGCTCAAGCAGGCCGGAAAATTCAAACCCAAAGCAGGCACCGACGATGCGGAGTGACTTCGCCGCGCTTATCCTCACTCACGGCAGACCAGACCGTGTGCACACCTATTTTGCACTGCGCAACGCTGGCTATACGGGCCGGATAATCATCGTCATCGACAATGAGGACAAGACGGCCAAAGAATACCGAAGCAGATACGGATCCGATGTGGTCATGTTCGACAAAGCGGCCATTGCAAAAACCTTTGACGAGGGCGATAACTTCCAAGACCGGCGTGCCATCATCTACGCCAGAAACGCCAGTTTCCAGATTGCCAAAGACCTAGGCTATCGGTACTTCGTGCAGCTTGATGATGACTACACCGGGTTTTATTACAGGTTTGATGAAGACGGGTTTTATGGCAATGGCAAGATCAAAAGCCTTGACTGGCTTTTCTCAAGCATCGCAGACTATCTTGGAGCAACACCATTTGCAAGCATCGCAATAAGCCAAGGTGGAGACCATATAGGCGGCGGTGACTCATCAGGCCTAAAGGCGGTAAAAAGCAAGCGCAAAGCCATGAACAGCTTTATTTGCGACACCGAAAAGCCATTCCAATTTGTTGGCCGCATCAATGAGGATGTGAACAGCTACACATGCGGGCAGCGAAAAGGCTTGCTGTTTTTGACAATCATGGCCGCGCAATTGATCCAAAAGCAAACCCAGTCGAACGCGGGCGGCATGACAGACCTTTACTTGGACAGCGGCACCTATGTAAAAACGTTTTACAGCATCATGTACGCGCCATCATGCGTGAAGGTCAGCGACTTATCAAGCCCAACGGCAGGCAGGGAAGGCCACAATCGAATCCATCACAAGGTATTGTGGAACAACGCCGCTCCCCTCATACTGTCCGAGCACCACAAAAAGGCGGCACCATGAAACTGACAGCCAAACAAGATGCATTCGCTCAGGCCATCGCGGACGGCATGACTCAGGCGGACGCGTACCGGTCGGCATACAGCGCAAGCAATATGAGCGCAGGTGCGTTGCACGTGGAAGCAAGCAAGTTGCTTGCAAACCCTAAGCTATCCCTAAGAGTTGCTGAACTGAAGCAAAAATTGGCATCAAAAGCGCTCTGGTCGCGCGAAATGAGCGTCAAAGCACTGGTAAAAGCGTACCAGCTCGCAGAAAAAGGTGACAACCCGCAGGCCATGACCGGCGCAATCAAAGAGATAAACGCCATGCATGGGTTCAATGCACCTCAGAAGCTGGACATCAACGCAGACATAGCCGTGACTACCTTGGACGTTGGCAAACTCAGCGCCGCCACCCTGCGCGCCATCATGGCCGCCAAAGATGCTGCTAAGCCACGTTGACCTGCTCAACTGTGAACGAAAGCTGTGCAGGCTCTCACTTGCAGACTTCGCCCGGCGCGCTTGGCGGGTGCTGGAACCAGCGGCTGAACTCAAATGGGGATGGGCGCTTGATGCTATCTGCCTGCACTTGGAGGCCGTCACCGACGGGAGAATCAACCGGCTGTTGATGAACGTTCCGCCGGGCAGCATGAAAAGCCTTTTGACCGGAGTTATTTGGCCAGCTTGGGAGTGGGGGCCGCGCGGGATGCCTGAAATGCGTTACGTCGGCACAGCGCATGAGGAGCAGCTCGCAATCCGCGACAGCCGACGATGCCGTGATTTAATTAAATCGGAGTGGTATCAGGAGTTGTGGCCCATTGACCTGCTGGCAGACTTGGACGGCAAGCGCGAATTTGGCAACACCAAGAAGGGCATTCGACAGGCGCGCAGCTTCACCTCTATGACCGGGGTTCGTGGTGACAGAATCATCCTCGACGACCCAATAAGCGCAGACAGCGCCAACAGCGCGGCAAAACTTGAGGCCGCTCGCATTGCATTCACCGAAACTTTGCCAACCCGGGTCAACTCCGAGAAAAGCGCGATTGTCGTCATCATGCAGCGCTTGCACGAAAAAGATGTATCCGGCGTCATCTTGGAGATGGATTTGCCCTATGTGCATCTGTGCATCCCAATGCGCTTTGACCCGGCGCACCGGTGCACGACCAGCATCGGCTGGACTGATCCGCGCACCGAGGCGGGAGAATTGATGTTCCCTGAGCGCTTCGGGGAGGCGCAGGTGAAGGAGCTGGAACGTACGCTCGGAAGCTATGGCAGCGCTGGCCAGCTCCAACAGCGACCAGCCCCACGCGGCGGCGGAATTCTCAGGCTCGACTGGTTCCGGTACTGGCGCAACCTGCCGCCGCAGTTGGAATTCCGGGTGATTACCGCCGACACCGCGCAAAAGACCGGCGAAGCCAATGACTACAGCGTTCTCCAGTGCTGGGGGCGCTCAACCGTCGGCCAAGCCGTCATGCTCGACCAGATCCGGGGTAAGTGGGAATCGCCAGAGCTGATCATCAAGACGCGCGCATTTTGGCTCAAGCACCTCAACGATACCCTGCCGGTCTACCAAAAGGCCGCGCTCCGAGGCCTGTACGTCGAGGACAAGGTGTCAGGTACCGGCCTGATTCAAACCCTGCGGCGGGAGGGCGTGGCCGTGGTACCAGTGCAGCGCAACAAGGACAAGATAAGCCGGGGGCACGATGCAGCGCCATTCATTGAGTCCGGCAATTGCCTACTGCCAGAGGATGCGCCGTGGCTTTCCGACTTCCTTTCAGAGGTCGAATCATTCCCGTCCGGCGCGCACGATGACCAACTGGACCCGATGCTGGATGCAATCAACCTCGTGCAGCGCATTCCTGCATCCGGGGTCAAGACGGTCGTGCCGATTGCAACTCAGCATCGGTGGAAGTAGGTCTATGAAGCCTCAGTCGCCTTTCTCAGCATCATTTTGAGCCACACCGAAGACCCAAGGCGCATCCAAGCGGCGTGCTGCTCAGGCGTCACCTTGGCAGTGATGCGCATGGTTGCCGGGTTGGCGATAGGCGGTCGGCCAACGGGCCGGGTTGATTTAGGCTTGCTCATGGTTTCCTTCAACGTAGGTGTAAAATAAAATCGTCACTCTGATAATTTCAGGCTGTACAGCGGGGAAACCCGCTGTGTGACACCCTAAGCAATAGCAGCATGCATGCGCTGCTTAACTGCAACGCTCCCGTACTTGCTGCGTATCTCATCAATCGCTTTGCCGCCATTCTTGCGGCTCCCGGCTTGTTCAGCTGGGCGGAAATACCACATAAACTTTTTGGATGCCCAAAAATAACCGGCAGCCTTCAAAGCCTCTTTGTGCGTGCGCGTGTCGCCAGACACCCAAACCCACAACCCGCACACCTCAATGGACAGCCCGCGAAGGTGGATGATTGCGTTTATCGCATCGTTTAGGCGATCGCCGTATCCTTCAGCACCAGATTCACTATTCGGCACAGTTCCATAGTTCGCTTGCATGAAGTCATAAGCCGCATTTACAGCCTGCATCATTTCAGTGCTGCCACCTTTGTCAGGGTGGTATTTTTGAGCAGCACGGCGGAACGCAGCCTTTACCGTGGCTTCGTCGGCCGTGGTTCCCGGTGTAAGACCAAGAATGTCAGCAGCTTGTGATAAATTCATTTTGATTTCCTTGTTGCGTTGGTTAGATTATAGTACACACCAGAACTATTTTCAAAGACTTTTTAAATTTATTTTCAGGTTGCACGGAAATGGCTATAATTCAAACCGTCAAGTGGTCGCAACACTGGACAAACTCAGAAGCCTTTAGCCTCTGCTTTCTCCCTTCAATGGGACATGTTGCGACCATGGAAAGCAGGAACTAAAGGCTTTTTGCATTCTGGGGCCGGAACCGAAGTTAGTCCGGCTGAACAAGGGACTCAGAACCCTACCCAAAAAATTGACTGGATTGGATCTGGACAGGGCCACTGGTCGTCGTCAGCGGATCAATCGAGAAGTGCTACTGGTGGGATAGAGTCTGCAAAAGCACACAAACAGGTGTCGAAGCTAGCGCCTGTGACTCGAAAGGCTGGCGGGTGTAATCGTCCGTACTGGGTGTTTACTGAAGGCGCATCAGGAAGGTCTGGGTGCGCCTGAACCGTTTGGGTTTCACAATAGGGTTAAGGTTTTAAATGACTGTGGTGCTTTTGTTGTCGGTGACATAAAATCCCGGCAATTGAAGGACACACCCATGGCCAGACTCTCAACAGACCAGCGACTTGCAAACCTCCACGCGGAGGCGCTTGCCGAGTTTGACAGCATTCAAAGCGCACTGCGGGACGAAAGAATTCAATGCTTGCAAGATCGCAGGTTCTATTCTCTGGCCGGTGCCCAATGGGAGGGGCCGCTTGCCGACCAGTACGAAAACAAACCGAAATTTGAGGTCAATAAGGTCATGCTCGCTGTGATGCGGGTAATCAACGAATACCGGAACAACCGAATTACCGTCGATTTTGTGAGCAAAGACGGCGAAGAGAACGACAAGCTGGCAGATGTTTGTGACGGGCTTTACAGGGCAGACGAACAAGCCAGCGTAGCAGACGAAGCCTACGACAATGCTTTTGAAGAGGCTGTAGGCGGCGGCATCGGCGCATGGCGGCTGCGCACAGTCTACGAAGACGACGAAGACCCGGAAGATGAGCGCCAGCGCATCCGAATGGAACCAATTTTCGACGCTGACAGCTCCGTGTTTTTCGACTTGGGGTCGAAGCGTCAGGACAAGTCCGATGCCAAAAGCTGCTACGTCATCACCAGCATGACAACGCAGGCATACAAAGACGCCTACAACGACGACCCGGCAAGCTGGCCAAAGCTCATCCATCAATATGAGTTTGACTGGTGTACGCCAGACGTTGTTTTCGTTGCCGAGTTTTACAAGGTGGAAGAGAAGTCGGAATCAATCCGAATTTTCAAAAACCTCACTGGGGATGAAGAGCGCTACACCCCGATCGACTTTGCCAACGATGAAACCTTGGAAGAAACACTGGCAGCCATTGGCTCGGTCGAGGTGCGGCAGAAGCGGATCAAAACGCGCAAGGTCCACAAGTACATCATGAGCGGTGGCAAGGTGCTGGAAGACTGCGGCTACATTGCCGGAAAGTGCATACCGATTGTGGTGGCCTACGGCAAACGCTGGTTTGTGGACAACATCGAGCGCTGCATGGGCCATGTGCGGCTCGCCAAAGATGCCCAGCGGCTCAAGAATATGCAGCTCTCAAAGCTGGGCGAAATCAGCGCCCTGTCAAGCGTAGAGAAGCCTATTTTTGTAGACGAGCAAATAGTCGGGCATCAAGACATGTGGGCGAATGATAATTTAAAAAATTGGCCCTACCTACTTGTAAGTTCAATTACAGACCAAAACGGCAATCAGGTAGCATCCGGGCCGGTAGCCTACACCCGAAGCCCGCAGATACCACCAGCCATGGCCGCGCTCTTGCAGATCACCGAGACGGACATGCAGGACATACTTGGCAATCAGGGCGGTGCTGACAAGATGGTCAGCGGTATCTCAGGCAAAGCCGTGGAGATGATCCAAACCCGCGTTGACATGCAGTCGTTCATTTACATGAGCAACTTTGCCAAAGCCATGAAGCGCAGCGGTGAGATATGGCTATCCATGGCGAAGGACGTCTACATTGAGGACAAGCGCAAAATGAAGACCATTGCGAAAACTGGCAAGGCCGGGATTGTCGAACTCATGCAGCCCTCGATTGATCAGGAAACCGGGGAAATGATCATGGCCAATGACATGGCCAGCGCCGCATTCGACGTGGTTGCCGAAGTTGGGCCGTCCAGCTCAAGCAAGAAAGCGGCGACCGTGCGCGCCTTGACAGGCATGCTCCAGATGACACAGGATCCGGAGACGATCCAAGTGTTGACCGCCATGGCGATGATGAACATGGAAGGCGAAGGACTGAGCGACACCAACGCATACTTTCGCAAAAAGCTATTGCGCATGGGCGCGGTCAAGCCATCCGACGAAGAGGCTCAGGAACTCATGGCCGAGATGCAGGGCAAGCCCCAAGACCCGAATGCAGTCTACTTGCAGGCAGCGGCGGAAGAGGCAACAGCGAAGGCGGCCCAGGCTCGCGCAAACACGGTCAAGACCATTGCCGACGCGGAACTAAGCAGGGCCAAAACAGTCGAGACAATCAGCAACGTGGACATGGATTCTCAAAACCACTCGCTCAAGCTGGCAGAACAGATCGGCCAAGTTGTCCAGCAACAAACCACGGCAACCACGCAGCCGTTTTAATGCGTGAGTTTTGAAAGGTAAACATGCCACTTTGGAAACAACGACTATTCGCGCGCCTGATGAAGCCAGTCGATGGCGACGGGGCGGACGGCGGCGGCACTGAAACGGGGGGTGATGATGAAACCATGGAAGGCGGTAATTCTGGCGATGTTGATAG